CAACTGCAGGAACGCTTGCGACATCTTTTGAAAACACCGACTACATTGATAATTTCCAATTATCTACAGGTGATAAAATTCTTATTAAAAATCAAGCGACTGCATCACAAAATGGTGTTTATGTTGTTGCTGCTAGTGGCGCTCCTACTAGAATTGCAACATTACCCGCCGCTTATGTCATGGGTGGTTCGCTCACTCCATCTAGAAGCATTTCTGCTGCCTCTTATAATTCCGTAAGTGCGGCAACAACCTACACAACAACAACGGCCCATGGGTTTAGTAATGGTGATATAGTTCAAGTTACTGGGATATCGCCAACTTCTTTTAATACAACAGCAGCAGCATTTGTAACCAATAGTACACAATTCTATTTTCAGACATTTGTTGGCAATTCGGGTGGCTCCTATTCGACTGGTGGAACTGCAACAACCTTGACTCCCAATGAGTATTTGGATGTTTTTGTTGCTGATGGTTTGTCTAATAGATACAAAATCTTCAGAAGCACCTCGAATGCCCTAGTAATTAACACTGATAGTTTGAATTTTTCTGAGGTTGCTTTGAGCGCCTATGAGGATGATGTTGATGCGTTTGCTCGTTGGCAGATTTCTAACGGTTATTGGGGGTATAAGGCTGGTACTCGTGAGGCTTTTGATGGTATTTTGGACAGGTATTTAACTGGTACCAAGTATCGGACTTATACTTTGACCGGTTTTCTTTTGTCTATTAAGACTCTGTATGATGAAACTCCATGGGCATCCTATGGTCGTAGTCCATTATTGGAAGCATTGTTGGAACCAGCACGCCCTGCAGGGTATAAACTAGTAGTAGAAGTTGTTCATGACTTAAGATTTACGTTCAACAGTGCTACTTTGGGTCAATTTAATGATGACCCGCTTGGATAGGGAGTTTTCATGGCATATCGTGGCTATATACAGTGGAATTCAGGAGATACTCTTAATGCCGGAGATGCTATGACGTACCTAATGCAACAGACTCCTGTAATTTGGGATACCGTTGCTACTCGTAATGCCAACGCCAGTTATGTCGCTAGTTTAATTGAGGGTAATCTTTGTTTTATTCAAGCCACTGATACTTTATACTATTACGATGGCGCTGCATGGCAAGCCATTGCAACGTTGGCGTACGTAAATTCAACTAGTGCCACGGCAAGAGATGCTTTAATTTTGTCATACATGAATTCAAACTAAGGAGAAAAATATGTCAATTAAATTTATTAAAGATACTACAGAACGTGCCGTTACCGCTTTTCTCGCCTCATACCTGGGTGCCTGGGTCAATGCTGGTGCAAACTTTGAAGGCCTAACCAACACGGATAGCCTGAAGACTGGCGTTGTTGCTGCCGGACTCATCGTTGCCGCGTCACTCGGACTTAAAAAAGTCGGTTCAAACAAGGAATCTGGCTCTATCCTCTGATAGTCCTACCAGCACATACTTCTCTCAACTACAATGTTGTAGGCATCAGAGGAGAATAACCTATGCTTGCAGGAACATACAACATAACTTGTGAACAGGGCTCGACGTTCAGCCGTATCATTACGGTGGAATACCCCGACCCCAACGACAGTAGTACAATGCTTCCGTATAACTTTACTGGTTTTACCGGCAGAATGCAGATACGGCGGACGATTGAGTCATCCATTGTCATGATTGAACTCACGACAGCGAATAGTGGCATCGTATATACCGCTTCAGCAACGGTCAACGCTGGCTCTTTCGTTGTAGGTACAAGATATATCATTTTGACTGTAGGCAATACTTCATTTACGGCGATTGGCGCTGCCAGCAATACGGTGGGAGCATCATTTGTAGCCACCGGAGTGGGGAGTGGAACGGGAACAGCCTACTCTCCAAGTGGACAACTGACCATCAATATGACGGCAGGACAGACCGCAGCACTTGAAACAAGCGGCGTATACGACCTGGAAATAATCAATTCATCAAGCCAAGTCTCAAAACTCCTAAAAGGTGCCTTTACACTTCTCCCTGAGGTCACCCGATGACTGGTATCCCTAATACGGTCAATATTCAGCAGGATACCCCGAATACTGTCACCGTAAATCAAGAAGACCAAAATTTAGTTAACGTACAAACAATAGTCAATAACGTCACCGTGACCACAGGGTCTATTGCAACAGCACCAACTAGGCGACATATACATACACAAGGGTCAGTTTCCTCTACATGGACAATTACTCATACCCTAGGGGGCAATCCTAGTGTAATGGTTGTGGATTCTAGCAACACAGTTGTCTACGGTGAGATACAATATTTATCTAGTACTCAATTACAAATCTTATTCAGTGCTGCTTTCTCCGGATTTGCATACCTAACCTAAGGAAACGCCATGGCTCAGAAGTTTCTAACAAATATTGACCTCAATCAGAATCAACTGATTAACGCAAAATTCGAGGCATTGGCCACCAACCCAAGTAGCGGCAACTTTGAAGGCCGGATGTACTTCAATACTGCGACATACAGCCTTATGGTGTATGCCAACAGCGCATGGCGAAAGACAGTACATAGCATTACTTCTGGTGGCGGCGCAGGAATTGCCGAGGCCCTCACAGTTTCTGAGTCCAACGGCACCGTCACTCTTACCCTCAATGTCGCCGATACCGATAGTGCTGGTTTGCTACCTGCCGCAATGTGGAATACTATTACCGACGCCACCGATTCGGCCACTGCTTCCAAGTTGGCAAAACGTGATGCAAACGGCAATTTAAAGGTTGCCACCCCTACGGATGATGCCCATGCCGCTACTAAGGGCTACGTTGATGCCGCTCGTTCAGGCCTGGATGTTAAGCAGTCGGTCCGTGCAGCAACTACCGTTGCCGTTCTTCTCGCTTCTGGTCTAGAAAATGGCGATGCAATTGACGGAGTAACGCTTGCTACTGGCGACCGCGTCCTCGTAAAGAACCAAAGCACCGCTTCTGAAAACGGTATTTACGTAGTCCAGTCTACTGGCGCTGCTGTCCGCGCAACAGACTTTGATGGTACAGGTGAAGTATCTGGTGGAGCGTTCACGTTTGTTGAAGAAGGTACCGCCAACGCCGACTCCGGCTGGGTCGTAACAAGCAACGGAGCCATTACCGTAGGTACAGACGCAATCATTTTCGCTCAATTCTCTGGTGCTGGAACATTTATGGCTGGTGACGGTCTCACCAAGGATGGGAATACGATTAATGCTGTTGGAACAGCGGGTCGCATCACCGTATCTTCAGACGCTATTGATATTGCATCAACCTACGTTGGTCAAAATACCATTACCACACTCGGAACAATTACGACAGGTGTCTGGAACGGCACGGACGTTGCAATCGCAGATGGTGGTACTGGGGCTTCAACTGCTGGAGATGCCCGCACCAACCTTGGTTTAGCAATTGGTACAGATGTTCAGGCTTATGACGCTGACCTTGCTGCAATCGCAGGTTTGACTTCTGCTGCTAACAAAGTCCCCTACTTCACTGGTTCTGGCGCTGCCGCACTTGCTGACTTCTCAGCAGCGGGTCGCGCCCTAGTCGATGACGCTGATGCGGAAGCACAACGCTCAACTCTTGGTCTAGTCATTGGAACTAACGTACAGGCGTATAACTCAACTTTGGCAGCCGTTGCTGGTGGGACATACACCGGCGACAACGACATCGTAACCGTCGGAACAATTACCACTGGTACTTGGAATGGCACAGACATTGCTGTCGCCGATGGTGGTACTGGTGCCTCATCTGCTGCAACTGCCCGTACTAACCTCGGTACCGCAACTTCTGCTGGCACGGCAACGACTTCTACTCCCGCTCTTGCTCGCATTGCTAAGCAAGGTTGCGCCGCCAGCATTACCGGTACCTCAACGACAACAGTTAGCCATCTTTTTGGCACAACAGATGTCATTGTTCAGATTTACGAAGTATCTAGTGGCGCAACAGTTATTGGCGACATTGTCCGCACTAGCGCAGACGTTGTTACTGTTACACTTTTGGGAACGATTGCTCTCAACGACTACACAATCGTAGTAACAGGCTAAACAATAAATGCCCTGAGGGGCTTGGCATAAGAGACGACTGAGGTCATGGCTCAAAAATTTGTAACACCAATCACGATTAAGCAGTTGTCTTCTGCTGGCTCCGATGGTTTGACGATTTATGTAGACGCAGACTCTTATGCAAGACTCCAAATACAAGGCGGCGGTCGTCTCGTTTGGGGCGATGGTTCAAGTGCTGGCGACGTAAACCTCTATCGCGATGAAGCGAATGTTCTCAAAACTGACGACACCTTTAAGGTCCCGGTTTTATTCATTGATGGCATTGAAGTAGATACTTCTGGCGCAACTTCTGGTCAAGTTCTCCGTTTTGATGGTGCGAAGTTTGTTCCGTACACTGGTGGAGATGGAGCAACTGGTCCCACGGGCATGACTGGTGCGACAGGACCGACGGGTGTAACGGGAAGTACTGGAAGCACTGGAGCCACTGGACCAACAGGGATAACTGGCGCTACAGGAAACACCGGACCCACTGGCCCAACGGGAGTTGGAGCAACCGGCACTACTGGCCCAGCAGGTGATACAGGTGCAACTGGACCAACTGGCATAACTGGTGCAACAGGAACTGCTGGAAGCACAGGAACCACTGGAGCGACGGGCCCTACTGGCATAACTG